CCTCCGCCCCTCATCCGATGATGGCGGTCGGGTCATTACCATCAAATCTACCCGCGAATTCTAACCCATGTCCGAAGCAGCCAGAACGCTCGCCCCACGCCTACAGAAACTGGCGAACGATGAGCAGCGAAGCCCCGGCCGTGTCACGGTTCGCACGTACACGCACTGGACGCCGGCGAAGGTGCGGGCCGCCGAGCAGCAGGCCGACTCAGGGAACCTATTCTACGCGGCCTCGATCTGCGAGTGGCTTCTGGGCGACGAGGCGGTCTGTTCCGGCATCGAGTCACGCACCCACGCGCTTCTTGGACTGACCCCGACATTCGAGCCCATCGGCGACAGGCGACGGAGCAACGTCGTTACCAAGGCCCTAGATGAGGGTATGGACTTCTGGCGAGCCTACCCGGAGAGCGAGCTAGAGCAGCTCGTCGCATGGAGGCTCCTTCTTGGGGTAGCACCAGGCCGTCACAACTGGACAGCACCGCTGCCTGGACATGGAAACCGGGTCCTCCCCAATATCGAGTTCTGGCACCCGCAAAACCTCCGCTACGATTTCACGACAGCGGGCTGGTTCGGCAAAGACGCGCAGAACAAAGAGTTCCCCATCGTTCCGGGTGACGGCACCTGGGTGCTTCATTCGCTCACCAAGTTCCGGCCATGGTCTAGAGGCCTTTGGCGGTCTCTCGCACGGTGGGTCATTTTCAAGTGGCTTGCGGCCCAGGACTACTCAAGGCACTCGGAAAAGGGCGCGATCACCGTCGCATCCAATACGACCGAAAACCCGATCGGTGACCTTAGCGCCCAACGCCAGCAGCTAGCGTCGGACCTGAGCAACTCAGGCGAGGATGCTGTCATCGTCCTGCAGGCAGGCTGGAAGCTCGACATTCTCGAGATCTCCGCCAACACCAAGCAGATTTACGAAGCCCAGATAGAGCTCGCCAACCGTGCGATCGCTATCCGAATCCGAGGCGGCAACCTCACAACCAACGTTGACCAGGCCGGCTCGAAGGCGGCCACCGAGAGCCAGGCAAGGAGCAACGAGGCCCCGAAGCTCCGCTTCGACGGCGAGGGCCTCTCGACCACACTGCACGACCAGTCTCTTGTCTGGTGGGCGGAGTTTAACTTCGGCGACCCGCGCCTTGCTCCCTACCCCAAGTACCCGACTGAGCCCGAGGAGGACAAGCAAGCGAAGGCTGAAATGACCAAGACCGCAGCCGAAGGCGCCGAGGTCCTCGATCGCATCGGTTTTATCATCGACGAAAAGGAATTCGCCGAGGATTTCGGTTTCACTTGGATCAAGGGTCGCAAGACCGACGAGCAGCGGTCCGCGGAGAAGAAGGCGGCGCAACCTGTCGTGGATCCTGTTGATGACGAGGGTGACCCACCGGACAACGAAGACGAAGACGCAGCCAAGGGCGAAAAGTTACCCAAGAAAGCGCCTAAAGGTCTCGCCTTCGCGCTGGCTTCTGGAGCCTCAGTCACCAAAAACCGCGGGTTCATCGAGGGACAGCTCTACGTTGACACGCTGACAGAGAACACCACGGCCGACGGCATCAAGGCGCTCGACGAGACACGGAAGGCCATTCTCGAGGAGCTCGACGCGGCCACCGACTTCGGCGACCTGCGCGCTCGACTGACGGCCCGATATGCCGAGCTGAGCGCTGAAGAGATTTCAGACCTCGTCTGGAGAGCCATGACCATGGCCCGCCTGGCAGGTCACCGAGCAGTGAATCAAGACGCATGACCTGGGCAGCCCGAGCTGACGTCGAACGATTCGACGAGGCCGTCGACTGGTTCATGACGCGCACCGTTGTGACCAAGGCCCAGGTGGCCCGCATGGAGCCTTCCCAACGCCGCGACGCGTTCTGGGTTGGAGCAGGCCTTCAGGCTGACCAGATCCAGCGAGTTCAGGACGAAATCACCAAAGCCCTGGAGGCCGGCGAGCCCTTCGAGGAGTGGCGCAAGCGGGTTAGAAACGACCTGTTCAGCGACGCTCACGCAGAGACAGTGTTCCGGAACGCAACACAGCGGGCCTACAACGCTGGCCGCTGGGAGCAGATGAGCGACCCTGACGTCGCCAAGTTCCGCCCCTACCTAGTTTTTGACGCTGTTCTGGACGACGGGACCACTCCCATTTGCCAGGCATGCAACGGCACTATCCTCGCCCGGGACGACCCCTGGTGGGAATCACGAGTTCCTCCTCTGCACCATCGATGTCGAAGTTCCCTTCGCTCCATGCGTGAGTCGGAGGCGAAGCGCCAGGGCATCACCACCGAGCCGAGCGAGCAGAGCCCTGCCGGCGGCTGGGGGGAAGTCCCCAACACGACCAACGGCTGGCGACCCGACAAGGATCGCTACGAAAAGCGGATCGCGACCGAGCTGGATCGAAAGCGCCTACTTCGAGAGGCTCCGGCTCCCGAGACGCCTCACGACCCGGACAAGTGGACGGATAAATATCGCGACCGCTACGGCGAAGCGGCCCCAGCCCTTGGCTGGGGTAAGGCGTCCTACGAGACCGGGATGGATCTCCCCATCGAGGAGGTCCGGGCTCAGCTCACGCGCCTGCCTGCCACCGATGCGACCCGGGCCATGCTGGAGAGCCTCAAAGGCGCCGATGGAACCCTTCGGAGGTCTGGCGGAGAACTGGACCCAATCCGCAAAGCGGCTGCTGGCATAGCCGGACACCTTCGGGCAATTCCGGACCGCCCCAAGATCAATGCGGTGAATCTTCCCAAGACTGGCACCGGGAAAAGGGCGCAAACCTTCTTCACCGAGATGACCGGGCCGGACATGGTTCACCCGGAAGACTACAGATTTCAAAAGCTCAAGGTTGGCGGCGCACACAAGCCGCACGAAAAGCTAATCAAGCACTCAACCGAAGTGGGGATCCTTGAACACGAGTGGGTGCACGCCCTAGAGTTCCTGAACCCACAACTGGCAGCGAGAGCCCTGGCTTTTCGCGAAGCCCGGACCAAAGGCCTCCCTCTGGTTCCGCTTCCGGTCGCAAATAAGGATGCGATAGGCAAGGAAGACGATTTTATCCACCCCTACATAGGGAGGTTCTACGCCAGCAACGCCACTGAGGTCACCACCTCGGCCGTGGAACTCATGGTTGCCGGTGAACGGTTTTGGGGTACCCTGAAGAAGTTGCTACACAAAGACCCGGAACTCTTTTTCTTCACTCTCGGGCAGCTTGCTGGACGATGACCACCTGGCATTTCTCTGATGGTACAGTCGCCCACCTTGGCGGCAAGATAGAGGGCGGCACCGTGTTTGCTCAGGAGCTGAGGAGTGACCTAAGCGGCACACCGCTAGTCCCGGATGGGCCAATGCCTTCCCGGGGAAAGCCGCTCGACCGGAGCAACCCGACCCACCTCGACTGGTTCCTTCGAAACGAGATGAACCGCCCGTGCAACAAGTGGATGATGGTCAGCATCATCAAGGCTCCCGAGGTGGAGCCTCTCGTGCTGGAAGAATTCGAAGAAGAAGAAGGCGCGGAGTACTAAGCAGCGGAGAAAGATAGCAGCTGCTCAACCACTGAAGCTGCCACGGCTTCACACGTTGCCTGTTCATCAATCGGCATAGAAAAAGATCGACGTTGACCGTCGATCCCGCGTTCGTAGATGTGCATGACCACCACGTCCACGTCCACATCATCAAGATAGTCCAAAGAGAGACTGAATAGCTTCTCTTTTGGCAGCGATGCGCGCCACTCAGCGTAGGCGAGAAAGCTCGGTGCTGGTGGCATCAAATGCCAACCAGTCCCAACCAACCTCCCGATGACCAGGTCCATGACGATCTGAAAACGGAACTGCCAATTCGGTAGCGGCATGCCGCCAACTTTAGACCCGACCGCCCTAGCTGGCGAGCCGGGCGGAGGACTTTTGTCTCATGGAAAGATATTCCCAACAAATCCCGATCACCCCGAGCGACACCGCTGGGGCCAGCGTCCCGAACGGTCCCCTAGATGCTATCTACATCGGCGGCGGCACGGGGACCCTTCGCGTGCTCGACGATACGGGCAAGGTTTGCAACTACACCGGGTTGATCACCGGGACAGTCTACCGGTTTGCCGTCCGAGAGGTTCGCGCAACGGGCACCGGCGCCACCGGGATCGTGGGGCTCAAGCGATGACCAGCCAGTGGGGCTTCACGCTTCGTGGCGAGGGGTCAAAAACGCTGGAAATCGACATCTACGACGTCATCGGCGAGTCGTGGTGGAACGGTGACGCGGTATCCGCAAAGAAGATCCGAAATCTCCTCAAAGGGAACAAGGACGCTTCGCACATCAAGCTCCGTGTCAACTCCGCCGGCGGGGACGTGATTGATGGGTTCGCGATCTACAACCTTCTGAAGGAGCACCCGGCGCGCGTCGAGGTCGACGTGGACGCCCTCGCCGCTTCGATGGCTTCGGTCATCATTATGGCGGCGGACGAGGTGCGGATCGCATCGAACGCCATGCTCATGATTCACAACCCGTGGGGCGGAGTCATGGGGGAAGCGGACGACCTACGTCGCTACGCAGCTCTACTCGACAAGCTCCGGGACAACATCGCGGACGTGTATGTCGAGAAGACTGGCCTAGAGCGCAACGAAGTCCTTCAGATGATGGACGCGGAGACGTGGCTCGACGCGAAAGAGGCCAAGGAAAAGGGCTTCGTTGATCAAGTCGGCAAGGCTCAAGCGCGGCTTGCTGCGTCCGCTCTCAAGGGGCTCGACTTTTCGAGCTTCCACAACGTTCCCGCCCACGTGCAAGCGGCGATCAAGAAAGTACCCAAGGAGACGGCTCAGTCCGATCTGCCTTTCAACGCTGCAGAGCAGCAGGAAGAAACAAACATGTCGAAAGCTATTTTTGCTGCTCTCGGAGTCCAAGACGAAGAAGCCGCCATCAAGACGATCGCCTCGTTGAATAAGACCGCTGCCGAGTTTTCCGGTCAGCAGAACCTTGTTCAGCGCATTGAGGCCCTAGTGGAGGCCTCCGGCGAGGAAGCGCTGGGAGCGATCAAGGCCTGGAAGGAAGACGCTGCAGCGAAGGCCGCAGCCGAGACCAAGCTCGCAGAGATTCAGGCCGCTTCCGAGAGGAACGAGCTTGAGCAGGCTCTAACCAAGGCCGAGGCGGAGCGAAAAATCACACCGAGCGATCGGGTTGAGCTGCTGGCACAGGTGGATGCGAAGGAGTTCACAGTGAAGGGGGCGATTGCCTACCTGAGCAAGAAGTCCGCAAACGCTGTACTGACCAACAAGGACGGCGAGAACCAGACGCCAGTCGCCGCGAGCGACGCGATCCAACCATACGAGGCTCTCTCGAACTACGAGCGCGTCCAACTCCAGAACTCAGACCCAGACCTGTTCAAGCAAGTCCGGGCCGACTGGGAAAAGCGCGGCATGCCCGAGCTTGAACTCGCGGCCAAGTAAGCCGCCCACACCTCACAACAATCTCATCAACAAGACTTTCAGGGCCGCCTGGTTTGGGCGGCTTGACGGACCAGTGCGTCCGAAAAACCGCTCAAACACGTAAGAAAAGGACTATTTCAAATGGCTGTTACTCAATCAACCGATCTCTTCTCTGCTCAGGTGCTCATCGACGCCGTGCGGGGCCGCTTCAAGCGCAAGAACGCATTCATGGGCTCGCCCCTCGTCAGCGGCGGAGCCGTGCGAGTTCTCCCCACGTTCCCCAAGGGTGGACCGGGAGCAATCAACAAGACCGTGGACGTGCCGTACTACGGAGTTCTCGGCGGTTTCGCGGACAACCCCGAAGGATCGAGCGCGACCGCACAGAAGATCGCGCAGACCAGTGAGCAAGCGACCGTTGGTCGAAGCTCATTGATGGTGGAAACCTCCGTTCTCGCCCAGGGCGTCGCGGCAGGTTCGCCAGAGCTTGGCGACCCAGTCGCAGAAGCTGCCGACCAGGCAATGCAGGCGGCCGAGCGCGAGATGGATCGCATCATCATGAGCAAGATCAAGGACACCACCCTTGTTCATGACAAGTACAGCTCGGGCAGCCCGGTGTACTTCGAGCCCCGCCACCTCACCCAGTCTCTTCGTTTGCTTGGCGACGATCGCGAAGGGATCGTAGCGATCGGGATGCATTCGCTCACCCTGTCGGATCTGGAACTCCTTACCGACGGCAACGGGCGCCCCATGTACACGATGGATATCAAGGACGGGATCGTCCAGCATCGCCTGTCGGGGATCCCGATCGTGGTGAGCGACTCGACCACCCTTGATGGGTCAACGATGGGCTCCGTGACCTCCGCGGGTACCTCACCCCCAGTGCTTACCCTCGCGGGTGAACCGACGGGCCCGTGGAACCTGAAGATCGAGTGCGTATTGGGCGGGGCTCACGCTACGGCCACATACAGGTTTTCGACCGACGGTGGCCAGAACTGGTCAGCGACCATCGTAACCCCTGCCGCTGCGGTAGTTGTGGCTCTTGAGGACACTGCCGTTGACTCGCTCGTTGGAAACAACGGCAAGACCGGCATCACGGTGGCATTTGCGGCCGGCACGTTCAACGCCGACAACGAGTGGACTGCTACCGCAAACCTCCAGGCGAACACGTTCATCCTTCAAAAGGATGCAGCGATCTTCTGGTACAACTCGCAACGTCTCGGTGCAAAGACGGACGTTGACATCGCAGAGGATACCGATCTTTTTGCGATGCATCTGTACTACGCGGCGCACATGTATCGCCGTCGTCGCATGGGCGCGCGCCCGGGCGTCGTTCGCATCACCCACAACGTGCGCGACTACATCGGCTAAGTCATGGGGATTTTTTCACAACGTAGGTGGAGGGAGCGGGGCCTAAAAGCCACCGCCCCTGCCGCCCCGCAGTTGCCGCCCATGGTGTCTCGCGAGTTTCACCAGGACGCGATCGCTAAACTCACGCGAAGCTACGAGCTCCGGCTTTCGGCCTCTGCGCCTTCTGGGGAGGGGCGGTGGGTCAGCGAGGAGGATCTCAGCGAGTACCAGGGTGTACTCAATGTCGCCGAAAAGGAGATCGCAGAGTTGCGCGAGAAAATCGCTCAGCTTGAGTCACCCGAAGGCGACGCCGAAAAGGAGAAGGACACGGAAGACGAATCTGCCCCTGCGGATCCAGCGTCGCCGCCTTCACCCGGGCCCGAAGCGGACAAGAAGCCTCGCGGGAAGAAGAGCTGAGCGCGTGGCGGTAAACACCACGCGTCGGTACTACTGGCTCAAGCGCCTGTGGGCACGAAAGTCATGCCTTGAGGAAGACGCGTGGGTCGCGAAGCAGTTAGGGGAACCTGGAACGAGTTTCGATCCTGGTTTCCCCTTTCTCTCTCGCCTGAACGACATTGGGTATCTCGTGGTCGAGGACCTAAACGGAGCCGAGGACCAGGAGCTCGCTGGCCTCGGGTTTTCTCCACCTGAAATCGAGCAGATTCAAGCCGCCTTAGCGGCCCTCTGAAAGGAACCACCACATGGGATACTATGATTCAACGGGGCGTTTTCGCGCCACCAAGAAGGCCTACGTGCCTGTCGATCTGCAGCACCTTGCCGCAGGGACAGCTTTGGCCGCATTTGCAGACGGCGCAAGCACGACCCCGGGGCTAGCCCTCGACGATTCGGAAGCGAGCGGCGTTCGATGGAACAACCACGCAACTCCGGCAGCAGCATGGGGAAGGATCGCGCTTCCGAACGATCGCCAGCCGAACACTCCGATGGTGGTCCACGTCGTGGCCTCAAAGACCGGGGCAACTGTTGGGGACGCGACCACGTTCACCATTGCGGCGTTCTTCCACCCAGTTGGCGCCCTCCGGGACGCTGATGCCAACGCCGGCGGAGCTTCCTCGGCCATGACCGGGAACGCCACGAGCAAGACCGTTCAGCGGGTCACGCGCACCATTGCCGCGACCGACATCCCGAACAAGTCTGCGACGGACCCCTGCCCTGCGCTCTCGCTATCGGTGAAGCCGACGGACGGAACGCTTGGGACAGACGACGTCACGATCCATCAAATCCTGATCGAGTACACCGCAGAAGAGACCGCGGAGTAATCCATGGCCAATCAGCTGAACGTGTCCCTACAGGCGCTCGCCACAGTGACAGCGTCACAGACAGGCGAAGCTGTCGACATAGGGACGCGTACAGCTGGGCTTCTCTCGGTTGAGGTCGACGCCATTGCGGTGGACGGTCACGTCGTCCTTCTCGAGACGAGCCCCGACTCCATCACCTGGAGAATCGTCGCCCAACAGCCCTACTCTGCCCCTCAGAATCAAGTGAGGGCCGTAGAAGGGTTACAGCGGTACGTGAGGGCCCGCGTGGCGATGGCAGCCGGAGGCGGGGCATCCTTGCTCCTCTCGGTGGACCTTGAAGCCCACCAAATCTACTGCGACCAGCAAAGCATCAGGCGATACGGCCTCCCCGCCGGCGCGCTTGAGAGCGTCACCGACGAGGAGATGCTCGAAGTCTGCCTAGCGGCCACAGACGAATGCGACAGCTACCTAGGAGCGGCGTTCACGTTGCCGCTTCTTCAATGGGGCCGGGACCTGCGGATCCATGCGGCCAAGATGGCGACGATGTACCTCCTGGATCGCCGAGGCTGGGACCCACAAGGGGCAGACGCTCCGATCAAAATGGGTCACGAGCGCGCGGTTAGGTGGCTTGAACAGGTCGCAAAAGGCGGCCTTTCACCGGCTGGTCTCATCGACAGCACCACCGACGTCGTGGACAGCGGCTCCGTTGTGTTCAGTCGACCAAAGCGGGAACCGTTTACTTTCTGAGACCAGATGCCTGTCACCTTCAGGGGAGACTTTTCCAAACTACGACGCTGGGCTGACAAGGCCGATCAAGCGAAGGAGCTGATGGAGACGATCTCCAAGAACCTGGCAGATGAGTCAATCAGCCTGGTCAGAGACGGCATGAACCGAGGCGTCGACCCGTACGGCAAACGCTACGAGCCCCTGGTTCTGCGCTCCGGTCAGCCTCTCAAGAGAACGGGCGGCATGTTCGCGGCCTGGCACAGAGCAAGCGCAACGGCCGGATCATTCCGGATCTCGAATGCAAAGAACTACGCAGGTTTCCACCAACACGGAACGGGCATCTACGGCCCGAAGAAGACGCCCATCACGGCCAAAAACGGCGGCTCGCTTCGCATTCCGCTTCCGGGCGGAGGGGTCATGTTCCGCAAGTCTGTGGCTGGTTCACCGCAACGAATGATGGTTCCGAGAAAGCGCCTCCCTGGCGCATGGCGCGACGCCTACCGCGAGACCGTCAACGAGATTTTCCTCAGTCACTTTCGAAGCCGATGAGCGAGCAACCAACAGAGCCGGGCTACGAGGTCATTGACCAGTTTCACGCGCGATTTGTGCAGCGCACCGGCCTGAAGCTCCCCAAGTTCGGCCAAGGACACAAGGCGCTGAGTCATCATGGAGCGGTGCCCAGGGTTGTCTTCGTGGACACCGGCGGATCCGTCTACATGGACAAACGCAGCCAGGACAGCGGCGAACCGTTGGACGGATCCGGTGACGGGCTGGGCGATATTCAGGGGGAAATCGCTGGTGACTCCACTGAGTGGGAGGTCCACATCTGGTCACCGACTCGACAGAGCTTGATCGAACTTTACCACGAACTGATCCGCACGATGCGCGAAGTCGTCGGCTCAAATCTCGAGTTCGAGGGTCGGTATGACATCGTCGAAACCGGCGAGATCAGCAACGGGCGAAAGCTCATCAAGAGCGGGCTCGTGATCCTAACGCCGCTGCGAAAGCAGACCGCCTACGACTTCACACTGATCCCCGTGGAGACCTTCGCCACCACAGCGGGACAGGTTGAAGCCGTCCCAACAGATCCGACCTACCAGACCGTCGTCGCCGAAATCGGTACGCCGGTGACCATCACCCTAGACGAACCGATAGAGGAATAAGTCTCATGCGAAATCGAACAAGTCCCGCCGGCGATGAGCCGACGGAAGAAGGCACAGCTGCGCCTGAAATGCCACCGCTCGCCGTTGCCGAGGTAGCCCAGCCTGCTGCCCCAGTGCCCAACGAACCAGCTCTTGAGGAGCCGCTGACCTGGGCCAAGAAGCTCGGCAAATTCGGAAAAGATCCGAAGTTTTCGATCAACAAGAAGCCGCGTCAAGCCGCCCCATCCTGGGACCACGCAGCGGCAGATCAGATCCATGGCTGGTCACTGCACGCGCAACACAGCGCGACGCCGCTGAGGATCACCAAAGAAGCGTACCTGGCCGCCCTCGTGGCAGCCGGCGAGCCCGACAAGTCGGGCAACTACCTCCCTCACCCTGAAGCCCTCTCCCCGTTCAAGCGAGCTAGCTACTGATGGCATACCCTCCCGGCCAAACATTCAATTTCCGAAACGATGGCATCGGACTCTCCCAGAACCCCGGCACGCTCCCGCTCGTAATCGGTTACGCGACGGGCCTCACCCCAAACACGCTCTACCAGAGCAGCAACCCAAATACCTTCCGTGATCTAGCTGGGTCTGGCCCAGTGATGGAGACGGCTCTCGCTGCAATCGCGAAGGCCGGCGGGGCCATGGTCCTAGCGCTTACCGCTTCCACAGCGGCCGTCACCTCAGCCGTAACGGCTGAGCGAGTCGACTCCTCGACGGGCGACGTCACGGTCTCAGGCACACCCACGCTTGACTACGACGCGAAGGTCGAGATCACCAAATCTGGCCGCAAGGGCCGAGGGCGCTTCAAGTACACTCTCGACGGCGAAACGTACGCTTCCGAGCGGGTAATTCCGCAAGGCGGCACATTTGCCGTGCCTGGCACTGGGCTCACGTTGTCGTTCGATGGCACGCCGGCAAACACGGCCGTAACCCAGGTTGGTTCGGGTCCCGTGGTAACGCGGACTGGCGTCACCCTTGGTGAGTATCAATTCGTAATTGAGATCACGACCGGTGGCGCAGTGGGGACAGCGGTTTTCCGTTGGTCCACAGACAACGGCGTCACATGGACAAGCGGCGTCACTACCGCGGCTACCGTTGTTCTCGGGACAACAGGCAACACGGCAAACTTCGCGGCTGGTACCTACGTCATCGCGACGACTTACTCGTGGCTTTCCTACGACTCTATCGCCGGAGACTGGGAGCTGGGAGACGTGCATAGCTTCACGACGACGGCGCCGCACTACACCACCGCCAACCTTGCCACAGCGATGGCCACATTGAAGGCCCAGCTGGGCAAGCGACGTGTGCGAAAGGTCATTCTGACTGGACGGCAGGCGTCGGCGTCAGCCGGGGCAACCATGTTTGCCGCAGTGGCTAGCCACATGGCGACACTTGAGGCCGATCATCAGTTCTGCCGAGCGATCATGGATGTCGGCGGTGATGACGCTGAGGATGTGCGGACCGCATATTCAGCAGCGTCGGACGACCGAGTCGGTGTTGTGTTTCAGAAGGCCAGGTGCATTGTTCGGGCGGCAATTGACGGCTACGGCAACGCATGGATGCCCGGCGTCCGGGCCGTCGCTGAGCGCGTGTTTGAGGCGGATCTTTCCGAAAACCTTGGGCGCGTGGCCTCTGGCCCAATGTCCTGGGTGACCGAAATCGAGCACAACGAGGGAACCGATCAGCAGTTCGTCGAGGCGGAAAAGGTCATCACGTTCCGCACTCACGACGGCGAGGACGGCTTCTTTATCACGAACGGCTACCTCAAGAGCCCGAATGGGTCCGACTTCCTCTATTGGGACTGGGGCATCGTGGTCGACGAGCTCGCCGAGGCAATGCTCTTTGGACAGAACAAGTTCCTCCTGAGCAAGTTGCGGTCACTGGTCGACGGCACTGGTCGACTGGATCCGAACGAGGCGATCCGTATCGAGGGGGCAATCAAAGGACTCATCGACGCGCGTCTCCGTGACCCAGTCAACGTCGAGGGTCAGAAGGGCCACGTGGCAGCCACTAGCTACAAGATCGATCTGACCAATGACTACCTGGCCACCAGGACGGTCAACAGCACAGGGGTCGCCGTGCCGCTTTCTCCAGTCGAGACCTTCGACGGCGAAGTTGGCCTCACCCGCAGCACTGAAATCGCAATCACGAGGAGCATCTGATGGCCTACATCCAAAACGTAAAATACGACTTCTCTAGCCTTGAGTTGTCGCTCGCAGACGCTACCGACGGTGACACACTCTCAGTTTCTGATGCATTTACCGAGCTAAACTACTCGGACAATGTCGACCGGGAGAAGCTCCGGGGAGCCTCACGCGTCGCCATTGATGCCACCGACGGCGAGTACGACGCGGAAGGTAGCATCACAATGTTTCAGAAGTTCTACCGCTACGTGAACGACTGGTGCAAAGAGAAGGGCTACGGGTTCTACAACGTAGAATTCAACCTGACGGTCTGCTACCGCCACAACGGTCAGCCGCTTCACGTCGACACCATCAAGAAGGTGATGTTTGCGTCGCGGGACAGTTCCAACAGCCAGGGCCCCGCGGCTCTCACCGTTGCCTGTGACCTGTTCATCAAGGACCGGATCTATTTCGACGGTCTTGGGCCGTTCGGTGAGACTCTCTGATGCCGATATCCGCCGAAGATCGAGCTAAGCAAAAGCAGCTCCAGGGTGAGCTTGGGGAGCGCTGCGCGTTCTTCGACTCCCCTGTGGGGCTGATTGCCGTGGCTCCGCCGGAACAGGCAGCTGAGGCATACTGGAAGCTGCGCCGGGACCTAGAGAACCCCCATCTCGACGGCACAGGCGTCACGAACAAGTTCGTGGTGGACTGCGTTGCCTACCCCGACAAGAACGTCGTGGCGGCGTGTCTCCGGACGCGCCCCGCGCTGGGGCTCAGGATGGGGCGAGCCTGCCGTAAGTTGCTTGGTGAAGGCCTCCAGGAGGATCCGAGCATCGACGAGGAGGACAAGCCGGGAGAGGTGGCCACGCTTGCCGAACTCCAGGAGAAGCACGGCGGCGAAGTTCACTGGTACATGGTCCCTGACTTTGGCCTCGTGGTCCTCGCTCCACCAAAGAGCCCGGCTGCATATCGACAGTTTGCCAACACCCTGAACAAGGAAGACGCGAATGAGGCCGAGGTGTGGACGAACTTCGCCCTCGACTGCGTGGTGCATCCAAGCCGGGAAATGGTGGCGGAACTTCTGCTTCTCCAGCCCGGACTAGCTCGGGCCTTCGGCAAGAGCGGGGACGGGCTCTGCGGGGGAGACTTCGAAGAGCTGGGAAAAGTCTAGAGCGTTCCCGCGACGACCTCCACCACGCGGCGGACGCACTCATGGCATTCCGCCGAGGAGACGACTCCCAGCAAGCCTACCTCGGCGCAATGATCCTCGCTGACCACATTGGTCTGATGAACACGTACGTCCGCAGCTGGCACAAGGTTCACGCAAAGAAATAATCCTATGAGCGAAGACAACGCATCGTTTGAGGTCGAGCTCAAGGACAATGTTTCCCGAAAAGCCAAGAAGGTCGCCGCTGGTTTTCGAGAGATAAACAAGGCCGCCGGCGGCAAGGGCGTGGCTGCTGGTGAGAAAGCTTTGGCGAAGTCCGAGCGCGCAATGGCGGCCCGCCATGCGAAGCTCAGTGGTCTGCGTGAGAAGACCGAGGCGGCTGCATTTAAGTCCCAGAGGCGGCGACACACTCAGACCATCGCGGCTCGCAAGGAACAGATCTCATCGATCAGGAAGCAAACACAGGCTCAGAGTTTATCCTCGTCAGGAGGGGGGCTCCCTGGGATGGGCATGCTTGGCGGAGGAGCCGCTGGCTTAGCCGTAGGGGCGGGAGTTCTAGGCGCCGCAGCTGGTGCCTACGCAGCATTTGAGACCGGCAAGGCCACGCTGAGCGCCGTAAAGTTTCGAAGCGAGTCGGTCGAGGGCCTGAAGCTCATCACCGGTTCCGCCGAGGAGGCGAATCTCGTCTTTCAGAGGTCGATCGCTCTCTCCGACAAGCTTGGTCTTGAGTGGCAAACGACCGTAGGCGGGATGCAGAAGCTTCTCGCCAAGGGCTTTGATGAAGGGTTTGCGACTGACCTTACCAAGGGCGTCGCGGATCTGAAGATCGTTTCCCCCGATGCGAATATCGACAACCTTCTCCTGGCCATTGGTCAGATCAAGACCGCAGGAAAACTTCAAGGCGACGAACTCAATCAGCTGAGCGAGGCGGGTCTCAACTCCGCTTTGATGTTCAAGCAGCTCGAAAAGCGTCTCGGAAAGAGCCGTGAGGAGGTCCTCGCGCTCAAGGAGAGCGGGAAGCTTCTGGCGGACGATGTTCTTCCGGCAATTCTCGACTCAATCAAGACGATGACCGGCAAGGAACTCGGCTCCGCAGCTGAGGACGCCTTGGATTCCGTAGCTGGACGGATGCGAAAGCTCGAACAGCTGCCCGGACGCTTCTTCCTGGCAGTCACGGACAAGCTCGACCAGACGGCCCTGGATAGCTCGCTCAAGAGCCTACTTGATGCCCTAGATCCGGATAGTGCGGCGTTTGCCTCGGGCGTTGAAAATGTTGCTGCGGCGGTGGAGTTTGCGGCCGAAGCGATCGATGTCGCGATCCCGCTGGCAAAGGAGTTTGGTGCGGAGTTCGCTCGAACATTTAAGGTGTTCATGGGCTTCGACGAATCGGGTGACTTCCTCGACATGTGGAAGGACCCGGCAATGCTCGCAGCTGTCAAAGATTTCGGGGCAAATCTTGGAATAATCGCGGCAGCTCTCGCCCAGATCCTGGACAAGGGCGCGAAGGTCGCCACCATTCTGGGCCTAGGAATTGGCAAAGAGCCGCGTGTGCCAGGAGCGAGTCCAACTAGCGTTGTGGCTGACACACCGCAGCACCTACTTGCTGCAAACCCAGCGCACATGCAGGGGGTCGTGGGAGCGGCGGCGGCGAAACACATGATCGACGGCTTTGTGAACACCCTTTTTGGTGGCACGGAGCAGGCTCGTATCGGAGGCGCAGCGCTCGCTAGCGCCGCAGAGCAGGGCATGCGGAGCCGTGATGGCGCCGACATCCACTCTCCTTCGAAGAAGACGGAAGCGGTCGCTGACTACATGACAGCGGGCCTCGTGGGCAACCTTGAGGCCGGGGTCGGTGAAGCAACGAAGGCCGGGCAAAGCCTTGGAAGCGCACCAGTGCGCGGGATGAGCTCAAGCCTCCCTGATGTTTCATCCGGGTCGGGAGGTGGAGCGCGCCAGAGTCAATCGGTAGCGATTGGCGACGTCATTCTGCAGCTTTCCAACCTGCCAGCCGACACCACCAGTAACCCCGAGGCGCTCGCGAGAGCTATCCGGAGAGAACTCCAAGGCCTATTCGACGGCCTGGCTCAACAAGGCACGATTCAGGCAGACTCATGAGCGACGACTGGATCACAGACCCCGACGCCTGGAATACGGTGAGGCTGGGGAATGTAACCCTCCCGGGGATCTGCGTCGTGACCATGTCACGAGGTCGAGATATCGACTTCAAGAAAGCGCCCGGGAAAGACGGCGGCGAGTCAACGGACAAGGGCGCCAACGCGGCAAAGGTGAAAATCCGTGTAACCATGAACGCGCGTCAATGGCGCGAGGAATGGCTGCAAGTGATCCAGCAGATCGAGCCAACCCAGGGCAAACCATCGGGCCCCTTTGGCATCGTGCACCCGGAGCCCAATTCGAGAGGCATCAACACGATCGAGATCGCTGACATCGCAAGCGCCCCACCAACGGCACGCGGCGGCATCGTTTACGACATCGACTGTCAGCAGTGGTTTCCACGACCGAAGGACACGAAGAAGAAGGCGCCGAGCCCAGCTTCAGCGCCGAGCCGAAGCAGCGGCCTGTTCACGAACTCAGGGACAGACGAGCGGTTCAACGAGTCGCGCCTGCGCCCCTCAGGAGCCGAAGCGTTAGATCTTGCCCTAGGGCCTCCGGAGCGAACAGGAACGACGACGGTAGTGGACCCAGAAACAGGCACCGTGCGGGGCGTGATCTAAATGACCATCTCACTCAACGGCAACGTCTGCACAGAGGTGCTCCCTCTCTCTATGCCACGCGTGGGCGCCTGGCACGTGGGCGTTACTGTCAGCGGAGAGGTCCCAATCACCGGACGCGTGACCCTCGAACTAGAAGGCGTCGAGTTCCTTGGGACTGTTGTCCGGGGTCAGCCGTTCGCAGGGAAAACCCCGCTGTGGATCGTTGGCGGAGGCGGCTCGCTATCAAGGAAGCTTGACGCCAAAAACTACGCGAGCGGCCCTGTTGTTCGGACCATCGTCAAGGAGATCCTCGGCGACAAGGAGACTCTCTCCACGGAATCAGACGACGCTCTCTTAGGGTCAGTCTTACCGAGTTACCACCGCATCGAAGGCGCGGCGAGTCATGCTTTGACCACGGTGCTCTCGAAGATCGGTGCCTCCTGGCGCGTCCTCGCTGACGGTACAGTGTGGATCGGGAAAGACACCTACCCCGAACTTTCGATCCCTCACGTCCTTGAAGACGAGGACTGGTTTTCTGGGATCCTGAATATCGCTCCCGAGACGCCGGCGCTCCGACCAGGGGTCACGTTTCTCGGCCACAAGATTGAAGAGGTCGTTCACTACGCCTCGCCAGGAAAGCTTCGCACCGAGGCTCGACTGAACAGCCTGAGCAGTTCGCTCGGCAAGTTCCTCCAGCTCATTCGGCGGGAGATTGACTACACCAAGCGCTACCCTGCCCGAGTGTCACTCGTGAATGGCGACGGAACGATTCAGGTGGTCCCCGACGACCAAACGGTCAAAGGCAACGGTCTCGACCGCGTGCGCGTTCGCTCGGGCGTACCTGGCACCATCACCCCCAAGAAGGGCGCCCGATGCCTGCTCGGTTTCGACGCCGGCGACGGCTCTAGGCCCTATGCTGAGGGCTGGGACGATGGGGAGGTCGAGGAGATGGCTCTCGCTGACGGGACCGCTCCTACGGCCCACGTTGGCTCTACCGTTAACGTTTTCTTTCCTCCGCTAATCCAAATTTCTGGGACACTGGCTGGTCAGCCGTTTTTCGGGATGCTGACCATCACGTCCGCAGGCGTCGGCATCATTCAAGACGGAAACAACAAGGTGCTGACGTGAGCGAAGTGATTTACCTGGGCTCGAAGACGATCGGCAGCTGCATCCCATCGAGCCTGTCAATGATTGCGGCTCTGGAAATCCAGCTACCAAAGATCCAGGCGCAGATCGCCGGGCTTATTGCTCTACAGGCGCAGCTCAACCTCACTCCACCTTCAATCGGTGCATCGCTGAACGCAGCGATCGAACTGGTAGCAGCGCTACAGGCCGCGATAACCATCGGTGTCCCTGGCGCAGAATTTCAACTCTCGGCGGTCCTCGAACTGCTGGTGCAAATTCAGCTAGAGCTTGGCTCGATCACCGCGGCGCTCGCTCTCAGTGCCTCATTCGGCGCGGGCGGCGTTCATCTCTACGCCTACGACGGCGAAGCCGCGCAGCTGGGTGGCGCGTTCCAAAGCGAGCTCGCTACCGGGTTCCCAGGTGGACAGCCGGATGACCAGGCCTACGCCATCATGCTAGCCACTACGACCCCGGCGACGAAGATCGCGCTTCAGGCGATCTTTGCTGTCACGTGACGGGAAGCTCGTGACGTCAGAGTGATACGGGGTGGCAACAACACCCCCACGACTCATCCG